GCGCCATTGCGATCGCTTCGCGCATGGCCGCTTGAACAGTGGGATCAGGCACCGCTCACTCTCCCGCCCACTTGTTGCTCGGCGTTGCCGGGGTCTGCAGGTATGGCGTCAGTGCCGTCATCGCGGCGGCATAGCCGCTCCAGCTCGTGTCGAGCTTCAGCATCACCCAGAAGCCCGAAGCAGCGACGCCGGCAGTCTCCGCTGTTGGCCACGTCGTCCATTGCGTGAACGGCACGACGTTGCTGTTGACGCCATCGCCCGCGATCGGATCGATAGCGCCCGTTCGCGGGTTGACGTCAGTGAAGTTCCGGCCGAGTGCGGCGCTAAGCTGCGCGCGGCAGGTCGCTTCGTCGGCAAAGCTCGCATAGAGCGTGGCGGACCAGCTCATCGCGACATCGCCTGGACGAAGGCATCGGACCGAGCGCCCTTATAGAAGGCGATGCTTTCGAGAGCGCCGCAGAGCTGGGCGGCGCCGATCTGATGGCCGATGTCCAGCTTCGTGGGAGCCACCGGAAGGGCAAACGCGCCGTTCGTACCGACGTCGAACACGCCGTCATAAGCCATCTGGGTGCGCGTCGTGCTCCAACCCATCGCGAGCTTGCGACGCACGAAAGGCGTGGGCGCGGTCACGCCCTGCGTTCTGTTCTGTGGCACGCCGCCCGAATAAAATTCGATGCGTTGCCGGCCGCCTCCGTACATCGCCTCGAAACCGACGAGGTTGTTCTCGGCAGGGTCATCGATCATGACGCCGGTAGTCGTGCCGTTCGGCCCCTTGGTGTAGAGCCGATACGCGCCAACGAGCACGCCGCCCTGGGTGGCATCCCATCCGGGCAGCGAGGTGAGCGGCAGGCTGAGCACGTCGGCGGCCCGCGTGACGGCGCTCGCGGAGGTCGGAATGTACGACGTGATACCGTAGACGCCGGACTCTATCTGCCCAGCCGTGAGATAAACGCTTTCAGTTCCCACAGCCGTGTAACCCGCGTCACTGGCGGTGCCGATCCCCTGATTGGACGGAGCCACGACCATGACCAGTGTCGTGTTGGAAGCCGCGGTGCCTTTGAAGCCGATGCGCCACCGGCCGCCGGACAATTGCCGGGGAGGTTCGGTCGTGACGTTCACCCCGGCGCCAACCCATGCTCCCGTCTGAAAATCGAATGTGGCCCAATGGGACACCGAGTCGTTGGCTTCCCCGAGACCGACGTAGCGCGTCGAGCCCTGCTTGACGATTATCGAGAGAGAGAAATTGTCTCCGGCAGAGCTCGGTGAGCTGGCGCTGCGCACAGTCCAATGATTTCCGGCGCCGGCGCTGGCCGTCAGCTTGTACATCAACGTCGTGCCGTCCGGCCCCAGCGTGCCGTCAGTCGCAACCGAAACAGGATTTGTGTTGTTCCAATTAGCGATGTTGTCCGACCAGATGCAAAGGTTCGTGCACTGCACCTCGGCGAGGTAGCCGCGCGGCGCGCCTGTCGCCGGGTCATGGTCGAAGCGCGCTGCGTTCGCGGCAGCGGTCTGCTGCACGCCATTGGCGTCCCAATAACGGGCTGTCGAGGCGCGGGTGAACGTGGCGCCGGCGGGCAGCGCGCCGCCCAGGAAGCTGTGCTGCCAGGTGGGCGCCTGCGTCTCGATCAGCAGGCGAAGGCGATCGGTGAGCTTGCTCATCGCTAGAAGCCCTGCGCCAGCACCCACATGCGCCAGTTCACACCGTCGATCGTGTCGAAGAACAGGCGGTCCTTATTGCCGTTGGTCGAGGTCGGCGTGTAGGCGCCGTTCATCGCCGTCACGGTGCCGGGCAACGTCATGGTGCGCGCGGTGCCGTCGGCGGTGAGCTCCCACAGGAAGCTCGTCGCCTTGCCGGCGGTGGCGCCGGAGATCCCGGTGAGCGTGGCGTTGGCGTTGAGCGTGGTCGTCACGACCGAGCCCAGGCTGACATCGATCGCCACGTTGCCGGCGGCGATCGCCACCGCCTGCACCGTCTCGTAGACGGCGTTCTCCGAGGCGATGCGCGCCGGCGTCTTGACCGGCGTTCCGCCGCCGAGATCTACGGTCGAACCGGCGCCGCCGGCCGGGCCGATCAGCCATGAATGGAATTTCGCCTGGTCGTCGATGAACTGTGCGGCAGCTTCGGCAAAGTCGGTCATACGCTCTTCCTCACGGGGACGACGTCGCGACGAGCGCGGCGTGGATGGCGGGCAGGTCGGTCATGATCTCGGTCCGGTCCTCGAGCAGGAGCATGTCGAGCTCCGCCGACGTGAGCATCGGCCTGCTCCTGGTCTCGAGCGTGAAGGTGCAGATCCAGCGCTCGCCGTTGCGAGGCTTGTCGCTCTGATCGACACCGGCCTTGATTCGCGCCTCGTAAGTCTCGAGGCCTCGGCCGCCGAGAAGCGTGATGTTGAACCATTGAGCTCCGTTCTGGGCCCGGAGCTCGCACCAGGCGTCGAACAGCATCTGTTCCCACGACGTGAGCTCGAGCTGAACGGTGAGCTCGGCCAGGGTCTCTGTGCTGCGCCGGCGCTGCCGGGCCGGCCCGATGTCCATGTTGGTTCGCGAGACGTACGGCTTGCGCGTGAGCTGGTAGCCCTGGATCGAGGGCAGCGGTAGCGCGGCAGGCCAGGAGAGCGAGACGGTCATGTGCCACGCGGCGCCGGCTTCGCGCCGAACGTCGAAGCCATCGCCGAATAGACGACGCCGTCCTGGTTGGCGATGTCACGCGCAATCGCCTGGCGCACCGGATCAAGAATCAACTGCATGCGGAAGCCGCCCTGGCCGTTCGAGGTGACTGGTCCTTTGCGGGCGTTCACCGGCTGGCCGTTGTTCACCACCTGCACGTCGAAGCTCGGAGCGCCGTAGGTGCCGCCCGACGAATTGCGCGCCATGTTCCAGCGATGGCGCGGGTCGCTGCTGGTGATCACCTCCTCGTTCTCGGTGAGCACGGCCGGCACCTCATCGGGCCCGAGGCCCGGAATGCCGCCACCATGGAAGCGAGGCGCGACGGCGTAGATCATCGGATCGACTCCGCGCGTCTGTCCGAGATTGCCGACGAGGCCGCCGGTGTGTGGTGCCGCAGCGCCGCCGCCGCCGCCGGGAGAAAAGATATTCTTCAGAATGTCGCCGAATGCACCGGCGAGCGGACCGGTGATCGTCTGGCGAATCGCGACGCGGGCAAAATCGGCAAGGATGGAATTGGCGAGATCGCTGAATTGCACCTTACCGGTGGTCACGACCTGCACCAGCGTGTCCTCGATCGTCTTGAGGCCGGAATTGACGCCGTCAGCTGCAGCGGCGCCGGCGTTGGTCGCCTCATCGGCGTAGCGCTTCAGCGCGCCGATCATGCCGTCAGTCGCCTCCCGGCTCGCCTCGAGCTTCTTGAGCTCGGCTTCCTTCCAGGCGTCCTGGATCGTGCGGGCCGTGAGAAGGCCGGTCGCCTTGAGCTCGTTCAGCCGGCTGATCTCATAGTCGTATTGCGCGCTCGGATCGTATTGCCGGTTGAGCGCCTGGGCGTCGCGCTGGACGTTGACCGCCAGCTCCTTCTTGGAGAGCTCGTCGTAGATCGCGATCTGCTTCTCGGCCGCGGCGATGATGACGGCGCTGCCGGTGGCTGCTGCCTGGGCGCGCAGCTCTTCGGCCATCGCGGCGACCTGGTTCTGCCGGGTCGCTTCGCGCGTCTGGGCGGCGCCCACCGCCTCGGCGTCAGCCAGGACCTTGAGCTGCCGGATCTGCAGCGCGTAACCCGCGTTCTTGTCGGCCGCCGCCTGGACGGCCGCGGCGCCGCCTTGCTCGAGCGTCTCCTGGGCGACGGCACCGGCGGTGCCGGGGGCGATCTGCTGGGCGCGCTCGGCCTGCTGCGCCTTCAGCTGGGCGGCCAGCTGGATCGCCGAAGCACGCGACACATCGTACGCATTGGCGACTTTGAGAGCGGCCTGCGCTTCCTCGCCGAGCTGCTCGATCTGCTGGCTGGTCGACGTCGCCTGCTGCTTCAGCACGTTGTCGCGTGCCTGACCGGCGAGCTGCTCGGCTTTCGTCAGGTCGCCTGTGACCGCAAGCGCCTGCTTGAAAGTATTGAGGTAGGCCTCGGTCGCCGAGCGGTCGATCGGCTTCATGCCGGCGAGCAGGCTCTGGTTGGCCAACGTCTGCGCCAGTTCGACGGCCGGCGTCTTCATCGACAGGAGCTGGCCCTGGATCTGCTGCAGCCGTTCCTGGGCCTTCGCCGTCTGGTCGGGATCGAGAAGCCCGGTCGCGAGGCCAGCGCGGATCTGCGCCGCCTCGGCCTGCAGCGAGTTGAACTGGCCGACGATCGTCTGGACCTTGTTGATGACCGAGTCGGCCTGCTTGCCGATCTCGTTCGTCTTCGTGGTCGCCGTCGTGGCGGCGTTGGTGGCGGCCTGTGCCGCGATCTTGTTGGCGCGCTGTTCCTGGTAGTCGAGATTGGCCTGCAGGTCGCGCACCTTGGCCGCCGCCGAATTGACGTTGCCGAAGGCCATCGCAGCGTTCGGGTCGGTTGCTGGCTGACCCTTGTAGCGAGCAGCGACCGCCTGTGCCGTGCTCAGCTCCTGCCGGGCCTGGTCGAGCTGCTGGCGCAACGCGGCCAGCTCCTGGGGAGTCGGGCCATCCTGCAGCTGTGACGGCGTCTGATGCTCGTCGCCGGTTCCGCCGAAGAAGCCGAAGCCATTGGCGGCGCGCGTCATGAAGATGCCGGCGCCTTTGGTTAGCAGCTGCCAGACCCTGTCGTTGCTGACCTTGTCCTGGACTTTGCCGAGCGAGACCGAGAGATCGTTGAAGCCCTGCGCGAGCGGCGTGATGCCGGCGCTGTTGGCGCCGCCGGCGTTGCGCTGGATGGCCGCAAGCACGACGGAGACCGCGCCGCCCTTGTCGCCCATGTCCTGCAGGCGCCGCACCTGCTCGAGCTCGGCGGGCGTCAGCGCGTTGAAGATGGCGTCAAGCTTCTGCGCGCCGGCAACGGTTCCGTCGAGACCCTGGCTCAATGCCTGGGCCGCCGCCGGCAGGTCCTGACCGGTGATGCGCGACAGGTCCCGTGCCAAGCTCAGCGTCTGCTGCAGATTTGCGCCGCCGATGGCGTTGTTCGACAGCAGCTGGAGCGCCGCCTGCTGGGTGACGTCGCGGCCGGCGCCGGGCTTTGCCGCCTCGGCCAGGATGACATTCTGCAGCTGGGTCGCCGTGAGATTGGCGGCGCGACCGGTGGCCTGCAGCGAGATCTCGATCTGACGGTTCATCGCCGTCAGCTCGTTGCCGTGGACGATCGCGCCTATGATCGCCGAGCCCACCAGGGCGACGGCGGCTGCGGCGGCGATCGCCGGCACCGGGATGCGCGTCAACGCGGGCACGAGGCTCGAGGTGAAGGTCGATGCCATCTGCGGCACCTGGATGGCGAGCGTCCTCAAGACCGTCTGCCCGGCGGCGAGCTGCTCGAACGTGTTCTCGAGATGGAAGGCCAGCATCACCTTCTGCTGGTCGCTGAGCTTGCCTGCCGCTGTGCCGGCCGATTTGCCGAGATCGTCATTGGCGGCCTTGAGGGCGGCGATCGCCACCTGGCCGGCGTTGGCGTCCTTGGCGACGGACGCGATCGAGGTGGAATGCGAGCGCGAAGCCGCATCGGCCGCCACCGTGGCCTGCGTCGCCTGGACAGTTGTCGTGGTCTGCTTGCCCAGGCCCGCTGTGGCCGCATCCGTGGCAGCCGAGAGCGTTCGGCTCGTGTCCGCGAGCGACTTACTCGCTGCGTCGACACCGGTGAGCGCCGCCTGCGCGTCCTTTGCCGAGGCGACGAAACCGGAGCCGTCGAGCGTGAGCTCGCCCTGGACCTTGAACTGCGTCGCCACTAGCTCAGCGCCTCTCGATCGCCGCACGCTCCATGAGCTGCAGATCTCCGAACAGCGCCGGCGTCATCCGCCGCCGAGACATGACAAGCGCTGCGCGAACGCCGGCATAGTCTAGGCCCAGCAGTACGAGGTTCGGCCCGATCGCCGTCGAGCGCCATTGCGTGCCCATCTCGAGGAAGAGCAGCACCGCCTCGCGGCAGTCGGCCGGCAACACGACCAGGTCGGCCTCGCTTTGCTGACTGTTCTCCCGCTTCCATCGTTCGATTTCCTCTTCGGGCGCGCCATACGTCCTGAGATCTTCGATCACCTTGTCGGGCGCCGCGGGCGAGCTGTCGCCGGCCCAGGCCCGCGCCGCCCGTTCTAGTTTTTTGCCCGCAGGCCCTGGCGCGCGATCGTGTAGGCGCCCAGCACGCCATTCGAGATGTAGCTGTGCTTGAGGAAGAGATCGCGCTGCTCGGCGCTCCAGGGCAGTTCGGAATCGTCGGAGGCGAGGATGCCCTTCCAACCCGTCCAGTGCTTGGTCAGGAACTCGCTCGCCGGCAGGCCCTCGCACTTCTTCCAGGCCTCGTCGTCGAGATAGACGAACTGGCCCTCGAACTCCTGGACGTCGCCGTCCGGCCGCACGATGCGCACGGTGGTCCAGAAGCTGCTGATCGGCTCGAACTTGAACTTCGCCACGTGTTGGTCTCCTTCCGGTGCGTCACTGCACCGTGATCTTGTAGTCGGGCGTGCCGCTCAGCGAGACGATCGTGCCCGGGATCTGCAGGCCGAGGTTGTTGCCGAGCTTCTGGCGCTGGGGCTGGCCCAGCTGCCAGTTCGTCGCGGTGGCGAGCACCTTGGCGCCGGCGGCGGTGCCGTGCGTCAGCGCGAGAGACTTGTAGGTGCCGGGCACGCCGACCGCGGTGAAGTAGTTGCGCGCCGAGAAGGCCGGCTCCTCGATCACCGCCGTCATGGTCGCGATGCGATCGCCGATCTCCACTTCGCGGCGATTGATGCGCTCGACATAGTCTGCCGTTCCCCCCGAGTTGATCTCGAGCGACTGCATCACCTCGTCGACGCCGCCGATCTGGAAGAGCGGGACTTGGTCCTTGCCGACGAGCGGCGGCGTCTTCCAGGCCGTGTAGTCGACCGCCGGATAGGCGACGTTCGTATCGGAGGCCCAGATGCCGACCAGGTTGAACTCGCCTTCGGGGAACTGGCCCACGACCCAGCGCCAGATGATGGAGCCGCGCGTGCCCAGCATGATCGTGCGGTTGCCCTCGCAATTGAAGTAGATCGCCGCCGACTCGAAGCCGCTGTCGATCGGCGTGTACTCCACCTTCGTCGCCGGCGTCGTGGTGACCGCGTGACCGGTGCAGCGCGCGAGGAAATCCCACGCCGGCGCAGTGCCGGCCGCGCCGGCGGCGCCCAGCAGGATTTTGCCCTTGAGGTTCACACGACGGCCGAAGAAGGCCTTGATGTTGCCGCCCATGCCGGGACGCAGCACGCCGACGTCGACCAGGTCGCCGACAACCGGATCGATGGAGACGTCCTTCATCTGCACCGCGGCCGTTGGCGTCGGGTCGACTCCGTAGCTCACTTCGACGGCGCCAAGGGCCGCCATCCGCTCGTAGCGAATCGTCATGCTTCAGCTCCTCACTTCTTGCCCGGATCGGACGCCGGGGCGGGCGCCGGCGGCTCGGGCGATGCCGGCTTGGGCTTCACCTTCTGCAGTCCGCCGTTGGGGTCGCGGATGTAGGCGCCACCGCCCGGCGGGTGGCGCTCCGCGAACTCGTGCTCCTTGAGCAGCTCTTCCTTCGTTGCCATCGCGCACTCCTCAGCCGCTCACGCCGATGTGGCGCGAGAAAATCATGCGGAACCAGACGGCCCTCGCCCTGAAGGGAAGCAGGCCGAGTCCGCCGTAGAAAAAAACACCGAGGCCGTCAGGCGACCAGGCGAGCAGGCGGTTGAGCACCGCATCGCGCACCGTCTTGATGGCGTCCTTCGCGACCGACTTGCCCGCGGAAGCGGCATTGCCGACGCAAAAGATGATCTCGATCGACTGGGTGACGACCTGGGCCGTGCCGCCGCCGGTCGTGAGCTCATTGGACTCCACCGGCGTTTCGTTGAGCATCATCACGAACGCGGCCGGACGCTGCTCGAAAGGCACGTTGAAGCCCGAGTCCATGATGTTGGCGAAATCGACAGCACCCTTCACGGACTTGAGGCCGGTGTTGCTCCCGAGGCGGGCAACGATCTCCTCGATCATGCCGGTGCGCCTCCGGTCTCTCCGCTTAGGTAGTCGGCAAGCGTGAGCTCCCAGCGTTTGATGTCCTGAGCGCTGGCGCCGACGAATTCGCGCGCCGGCACCGTGACCACCGATTCCATCAGCGCCTGGGCATAGGCCCGCGGATCTGCCTGGTTGGCCTTGCCCTCATGGATGAACTCGTAGCCGGTTTGCAGATAGCCGGCATAAGGCACGTTCGTTCCGTACACGACGCCGGTCGGCGACGTGACATAGCTGAAGTGGTCACGGAGATTGCGCGTATCGATCAGCGTCTGGCGGCCTTCGGCCAGCGCCGCGGCCGACGGCGGCCAAGGCACGCCTTCGGGCGATCGGCTGAGATTGAAGGCGCGCGAAGTGACCAGCAACATATCGGCGCCGATGTCCTTGAAGGCCGGCTGGAGATCTCCGCCGCGATCGACGAGCTCTTTGAGGGCGCGCTCGAGCGCGGCATCCTCGAGCTCGAATTTCATCTCGAGACCGGACATCAGAGTTTCCGCAGCTGATGGCGCGACATGCGCCGATCCGTGCCCTTGAGCAGGATCGTGTTGCCCGATTGCGTGCTGTCGGCCGCCGCCGGCGCCGGCGCGTCGAGCGAAGCCCGGCCGGCCGAAATGTCCTTCAGCCAGGCGATCGCCTGGTCGTACTTGTCGGACACCGCCTTCGGCGCCTCGATCGTGTAAAGCTCGTAGCGCGCCAGGTCCTGGCAAACCTTCTTGACCGTCGCGGGCACGGTGACGAGCGGCAGCGCGTAGCGCGTGCCGATGTAGCTGTCGATGGTCGCCTGCGCGGCGGCGATCGCCTGCGTGACCACGTCCGCGTCGATCGTGCCGTCGCCATCGCGATCGGCGATGCCGAGCAGCTCCTCCGCACCGAAGCGTGTCGTGAGCTCGCTCTGATCGGTATAGGCGGTCATGGATCAGATCGTCGGCGATCGGCCGCCCAGCTCGTGAGGCTGGGCGGCCGTCGCCTGGGTCCTTTACTGCTTGGCAGCTTCGGACTTCTTGTCGGCGGGCGGCGCCTTGATGGCGTTGACGGCGAGCAGCGGCTCGGCCTGGTCGTCCTCGAGCGCGAGTGTCGCGCCAGGCGGGTACGCCTTGCCGTCGTGATGCACCGCGGAGCGCTCGACCGTGTAGTTCTTCTTTGCCATGAGCCCTCCTTAGGCCACGCAGTTCTGGAAGAAGTAGCCGACGTCGGAGGCGGAGATGCACTCCTTCACGCGCTCACCGGAGCGCACGAGCGTCGAGCCGGTGAGGCCGACGCGCTCGTCGGGCAGATCGCCGGCGATCTTGTCGCCGAACTGCGCCGTGAAGCCGAACGTGACGCCGGCCTGCGGGCCCGCCGCTCGATCGCGGTAGATCAGCGACATGTGCTTGCCCCACACGCGAGACAGGCTGGCCGTCTGCCCCTTCTTCGCGGTGTTGACGAAGCCTGCGCCGACCAGGAGACCCTGCAGCTCGAAGAGATCTGCGAACTCCTGGCGCGAGACGATACCTGCGCCCTGGGCGGTGCCCTTGACCGCCTGCACGATCTTCGGGTGCCGGCGCAGCTTCGTCCAAGCCTGCTGGCCGATGACGGCGATGTTGGGCCGCATCACCGGCACGTCGAGCGCATCGCCGATCGCGGCGACGGGATCGGAGTTCTGCGTGTCCGACCACTGCGAGGTGCCCGACAGCGTCGAGACCTGCGCGCCCGGATAGGACGCCGAGTTGAACACCAGGCCGGCGACGCGGACCTCGCGCGCCAGGTTGACCAGGTTCGTGAGGTACTCGGTGGCGACACCGAGCGGGTCGTAGCCATCGCCCTGGGCGGCGGCGACCTCGATATCGCGGTTGGGCACCCAGTCATCCAGGCCGAAATCCTCGCAGATCGACGTCTGGTCGGTGGCGGCGAAGTCGACCTGGTTGGGCCGGCTCTTGCGGCCGACGCGCGTCTCGGGGACCGTGAAGCCCTGCGCGAGATCGTACTTCAGCCAGCGGAACTCCTCCGCAGTCGGCGTGCGCGGCAGGACGTCGTCGGCGATCAGCGCCACATCGGGATTGCGGTAGGCGATCGCGATGGCGGTGAGCCGCGCATTTACGGGAAACGGCTTGGTTGCCATGTCTAGCTACTCTCCTCTTCGGTTTTCGATCAGGTGCCGATGGCGACCCAGTTGACGTTCTTGGCCGCGGTGGCCGCGATCATCGTGGCGTCGCCAGTCGCGGTGACCTTGCGGCACTTGATGATGATGCTGCCCGCGACCGGCGCGCCGGCCTGGTCGCCCACCGTCGCGCTGACGCCGGCGAGCGTGACGCCGTCGAGATCGTCCTGGGGCGTGGCCACCGCAGTGATGACAGTGGTGAGGCCGGTGGCGACGGTCGCCTGGCCGGTGACGTTGGCGACGCCGCGCTTGATCTTGATGCCGCTCGGCGCGAGCAGCACCGAGCCCACATCGCCGACGACGCCGCTTACCTCGGCATAGCCCAGGACGCGGTCGCCATCCTTGGCCACGACCGCTCGGCCCTGGGCGTCCGACGTAAGCGGATCGCCGCGGCTGACCGTGCCGCCATAGACCACTTCGGCGATGCCGATGCGGCGCACATCGACGCGCTCGCCGTCGGCGGCGTCGATCGACTCGGAAACGCCGGCCATGGCATCGGTGGACGCGCCGGCGGCGGCGAACACGCCATCCGCGTTGCCGAACTTCACGATCGTGAAGGCCGGGATGGCACCGCTCGCGGTGCCGTTGGTGTTGAGAACGAGCTGGTTCATCGATCAGGGCTCCCTAGACCGCCTGCTTCGTGACGTGAGCCACGGCCTGCGTTGCGGTGACGGCGATGCCGAGCTTCGACTGCTCGGCGATGTACTTCTTCGCGGCGGCCGACAGGTCGCGCGCGCTGTTGGTGTCGATCGCGGCGTCGGTCTTCGGCCGCGGTGCGTCGCCCAGCCGTTCGGGCGTGGCGCCGACGTACTTCTTGAAGCCCTCGAGATCGCGCTTGGCGTAGTTGAGGGCCCATTCCTTCTGCGACGGATAGAGGCGACCGTCCTTCAGCGCCTGGTCGACCAGCTGGCCGGGCTCGCCGGCGTTCTTAGCCTCGAGCGCGTTCTTCAGCGCCATGTGCGCTTCCATCGGCACGAACTTCGCCGGGTCGGGCGTGGCGAGCGCGGCGACGATCGCATCAACGCCGGCATCGGCCTTGACGCCGGCCTTGGCGCAGAGCGCCGTCAGCACGTCGTTCGTGCCAAACTTCTTCGACAGAGCGGCGTTGAGCGTCTCGGCGTTGAGCGCCAGAGCTGCCTGCAAGTCCACGCCGATCGCCGTCGCCAGGGCGCTCGAGAGCGCGATGAACGAGTTGATCGCCGCGGTCGCCCGCTCCTTGG